TTCCAGTAAATAGATCGGCTGTCCTATTTTCTTGGTATTACTACCTCTTATTTCAATAGTTTTCTTCCCACTAAGGATAAGATTTAACCATCTCTTTTTTACAATTAGTCCATCCATCATTTCACCTCATTTGCAAGCTGGAATCCCATTCTTGCCACATTCTTCAAGTTGTCCTTAATCAATGCTTTGTTTGGACTTCTGTGTGTATCAAGAAACTTCCACAGCTCTTGCCTTTCAGTCGGTTCATTTGCAATGTAATCAGCCGTGTACTCATACTCAGCTTTTGCGACTTTCAAGCACTGAATCATGTAATCTATCTTTTCTCCTGTGTTCATGACTACTCCTTTACACGACAGATTTCTTCGTACACTGTAAAGAATTTTCCCTCATGCTCTTTGCAGTATTCTTTCAAAACCCTTTTCATTGCTTCCTCTTTTACTTCCGTGACATCTTCCTCGTATACACATCTTTTCACTTTGCCCGTATCTTCAATCACTCGAACAACGTAAGCAAGCTCAATCTCGATTTCTTTCTTCTCGTGGTCTTTCTTGTACTGTTTGAGGATTTCAACAACTTGTTCAGGGTATTTTTCTAAAAATTTATTGCAGTAAATATCTTCACCATTATTAGCTCTACTGAACTTACATTCAGAACATGAAATACTTTCACACATTTCGCACTTAAACCTAATTGCTTCTTCCGCTGTCAGTTCTTCCTCTGCCAAGCCTTCAAACATTTCGTCCGTCCAGTAATAGAGATTATCATTGATTTCGTATCGTTGCTCTTCGTTTTCTACTTTTTTAATCTCAACAATGCTTCCGTGCAGTTCTGCCATATTTCTATTTGCGCCATACTTACCATATTGCCCGTATTCTTCCAAGTCTCTTCTAACTCTTACCTTGTCTCCAACTTTGTATTTCATTTCATGCCTCTCTTTCTCAGTTTTTCTAACAGATTCTTTCTCTTCTGTTTCTTCTCTTTACCATCGTCTCAGGTACTCAATCTGCGCCTGATCCTCTTTCTCTTGTCTGTTCATGGTCTTTATCCCTTGTACAGATTCGGAATCGGCATCCATGCTGCCACTCTGTACAGTGAGCATCCACCGTGTCCGTTTGAGTATCTATCCCACTCAAGGTATCCGTACTGTCTATCAAGCCAGTGCTTTTCTGCGTCCTCGTCAAACACTTGGATGTAACATCCTACACTGTACTCTCTGTATCCGTTACCGTTCGTTGACTCAAGTGTGAGTAGTACATCTCTTTCATCTTCCGGAAGTCTTTCTGTCACTGGTATCCAGCCATGTCCTTTGTCAGCATTGTCAATCTTGCACATCTTCTCAACATACTTTCTGACGGTCTCTGTTGTGAGCAGAATCCCTTCGTCCTTTCTGTCCGGATTCAGTTCATCTGACATTGTGTTCTTCAATTCTTCCTCGGCTTCGTTCAGCCACGAAAGAAACGTTTCTGCATCAATCGTTTTCCCCATCTCTTCTCCTTTCGCTTTTCGCAACATATTCTCCGTAGCTCATACCATGCTGTTTTGCTTCAGCTGCGACTCTTACTAATTCGTTTCGGTACTTCGGTTCTTTTGTGCCTTTTACTTTCTTCGGTTTGGCTTGCTTTCGTTTCATTGCCAGTTCCTTTTTCTGTTCAGGACTCAAGGCTCTGTATCTTGCCTTTCCTCTCTCGCAGCACTGTCTCCGGCTTCTTTCTTCTCCGCAAGCCTTGCTACAACACTTCTTCCGGTTGCCGACTATCTCAAATTCTTTTCCACAGACTGAGCATACTGCCCAGCCTTTATTTGCTTCTGCCATTCTTAATCACCTTCCTAGCAACTTACTTTCCAGATCATCCATGTCGTAATGTCTTCTCTCAAAGTTGTTATTGTTCTTCGTTGCTGGTTTCTTATCGTGCCGTTCATCATACTTTCCTTCAAGCACCTTCACAAAATTGTTCGGATTGATGAACCAATCGAAGTTCAGTGAGAATCTCGCATCTGTCTTTCCCTGAAGGAAGTCACTCTGTTTGACCTTATCAACAGCTTGTATCACTTTCTCTTCTCCAAATTGCTCAAGTAAGGCAATCAGTGAAGTACATCTCTTAGAGCCTTGATTGATCCTGTAAATCATTTTGATACCGTAAGGCTCTAGCTGATTCCATGCATCGATGATGGATTGAATGCTATGCTGCTTTATAGATACGTCAGTATCTATATATTCTTTCATTCTTTCATTCTTTCTTTCTTGTTTGTGTCCCTTAGCTGTTCCTCTACTGTTCCTCTGCTGTTCCTCTGTTGTTCCTTTGCTGTTCTTTTGCTGTTCCTTTGGTAGGTCGCAATCTTGATAAAACCCATAATTTACAATGGTTATTGCTGTTCTTTTGTTGTTCGCATTTCGTTCTATCATCTTTTGACTTTCTAGGAAGTTTAAAAAGAGTTTGACTTTCTTTCTTCCCCACCCCCAACGCTCCATTAATTTGAGTTCAGAAGTGATAAGCGAACCTCTTTCGACCAGTTCTGTACAGTTTCCTAACAGTGCATTTTTATCTCTATGATTCGCCAGTAGAAGCAAGTCAATCCATGCTTGACCTTTCGTAAAAGGCTTGTCACTCCACAGCTCATTGTCCAACAGATCTCTGTGAATCTTTACCCATCCTTGCATTTCGTTCCACACTTCCTGTACATTTCTATAAAGTTTTCAAACGGCAAGGTAACTAACCACGGCTTATGATTCTTCCTATGTATCACAGTAGGTATTTCACCCTCTCTGGCATCGCTTATGGACTGTTCCATAGCGGTATCAATATTAAGCTTCTCTACCCTCTTGCACTCAATATGGATGCCAGGAAGACCGACTACATCCGCATCTCCATTGGATCCACAGAACTGCTGCCCTCTCCGGCAATCATATCCGTATCTGTCTTTAAGCAGATTTGCTAACTCTCTTTCTCCCTCTTTCCCTTTTCGGTTTGAGTTCATCTGTGTCTACCTCCATGTTGCAATTCTTGGCTGTTCGCCTTGCTGTTTTTAGTGCCCAGCCGATACTCTTCAGCCGGCTTTCTTCTTGTCTGATATACTTCATCAGCATCATTCTTTCTTCTAAGATATTCATGTCTGGAATGAAGTACCCTCTTCCATCTTGCATGTTGAGAATCGGTATATCTCGTCTTGCATAATGGATCATGTCTCTAATTGTTCTATCGTCTATTCCGGTCAGATCAGACAATTCAGCTCTCGTGATTGCTCTGTCATGTCCGGTTCTGATGTAATCTAATATGTCAATATCGTAAGTCTGCATTGTTCTCCTTTCTCTCCCCGGACAAACCGAGGAGACGAATCATCATGGCTCTGATTAAGGATTGTGACATACTGTTTCAGTCAGCCATTAGGAGTTTATATATCAACCTTATCCGCAAGGTTAATACCTGTTATAGCCAAGACTTTCCGAATACCTCTCTGAACTCTTCTCTGCTGCCTATATGCTCTTCGAAATATCGTTGAGCCATCTGCTTAAGCTCCAAGTCCAGTCCATGATTCGGATTGTCATGTACGCTCCCCTTTTGAAATTCATGGAGATACGGTGCAAGGGGAATCACAAATCCGTATCTCTCAGATATCTTTCTTCTGCTGCCACAAAAGATATGGTGTATGTGTGGATAAGGATATCCAGTGAAGTAACAGTGGTCCATATCATCAGTGAACACACTCTTCAATCGTTTAGCCAATGTCCACGCCATACCTTTCTTTCAGAATTCTCTTTTCATCTGGTGTAGCAATCTCTCTTTCAGATATTCCAGCTTCTTTGCAACTTGTAATCAGTCCGTCAATTAATCTTGCCATCTCCGCGCTATCATAAGTATGAGATCCTCTCAGAAGCTTATAGGTCCGATATGTAATCCCATCATTTCCTTCTCTTATCTGGGAAGTTGGTTGTAAGTGATAATCCGTGGCATTCCTGACTTTTCTTTCAGCTTCTTCTGTATCTGGAATTGTCATATATACCGCTTTTCCTTCGAATATCTCTGGCTGACCATACCGGCACAGCATTAGATTATGTGCTTCTGGATTTGACAGGCTTATTGCTTTTGCAAACTTACCGAGCAACACCCAGTAGTAGGCATTCGCATCCAGACTCCTTTTCCTTCTGTATCGCTTGATTTCAAGGCTTAACTTCTCACAGTCTTTCAATTCCTCATATGCCTGTGTAAAGTCTTCCTGTGGCTCAAATAGAATGGTCAGCCGCCGTGTAGCAAAGTCAATAATTGGCTCTTTTAACTTTCCGGTGAACTTCATTTATACACTACAACTCTCCTTCAACTCTTTTACGTGATCAAAAGCATTCTTATACTGGTTAATCGTCAGCGCTTCTATTTTCTGCACTTTATACAATACAAGTACTTTACTTTCATCAATTCCATTTTCAGTAAACAAACTCCGAAGAGAATTAATATGATTTTGATTAATCTTTATATTGCTGCTTGTACTCTTCCCATCTTTCTGATCAGACTTGTCTTGATTCTTCTGCTTTTCATATTCATCAGAATCAGGATCTTTCACATCATCCAAAAGAAACAAACCATTCAATGCGTATTTTCTTGCATAGCTGGATACTGATCCAGTAATCTGCGCTTCATCCATTCCTTTCTTTTCCTCTGATTCTCTCGCATAAGCAGTTACAGAAATCTCCTCATCTGATTCGCAATCAACCAAAGTTGCTGTGGCTTTTATATACACCTTCCCAACAACTTCCACAATTTCGTCTTTCAGCGTCAGAAAGACCTTTAAATCCTTTTCATATTTCTTGAATTCAGCAAGAATCGTCTCTGCATTTCGATAATAGAATTTACCAAATTTGTTATATTGATCTTTGGGGACTTTCATATCCTGCTGCAGTTTGGATAACTTTTCTCCAATCTCCATCAAACATCCTTCCTTTCGAAATAAACACCAAAGCTTGTCATTGCCTGTTCAATATCTTTAAGTTCCTCTTCTGTAGCAACAACGGTGTAAATTACCTTCTTAGACTCTTCACTGCTCAAGAATCTTGCCTGTTCCTCATCTACTTCTTTCAGCTTTTCAACAGTTTCTTTCTCCGCTTTTCTTTTGATTTCCTCTTCTTCGAGGATTCTTCTACGTTCTTCAAGACGGATGCGTTCTCTTTCAGCTTCCAATTCTCTTTCTCTTCTGGCAGCTTCTTCTGCTTCTTTTCTCTTAAGGATCTCTGCTTTCTGAATTTCGTAATCACTAAGATACTTAATTGCTGATGCAAGGTTGTTGTTCTCCATGTAGAAGTTGAGAGCAGTTTCTTCTTTTTCTGATCTCATGGCTTTGATAGCATTGATATCAGCATTTGTAGTTGCAACTCTGCTAGTAAGTTCTTCTCTAATGTCTTTCATTTTTGTGCCGGCATTCGTCCACTTCTTTCCGTAGATACGCTCCAATGGAATGTAATCCTGTAATTCACCCGGTACAATTTCTTCATAAGCAAGCAAGATCTCTTCTTTACGTTCATTGATACGCTTCTCTTCGAATTCTTTTACCTTGTAATCAATTAGTGTGATTGGCTCATCGATTAATGTGATAAGTTCCTTTACCTTAGCTTCGAACTCATCATAAGGCTTCATATATTCTTTCTTTACTTCAATTCTTCTCTCGTTTACTGCTGCCTTTTTCTTTCTCAGCTCTGCGAGGTCTTTCTTCGCATCCTTTTTTGTATCTTCCGTAAACTCTTTACTTTTATATTTCTCAAGCTCCTGTGACACCTGGTTCTTAAATTCATCAAAGTTAGCTGTGATTTCTCCAATGCTCTGCACCACATTAAATTTCAGTTCGTTCATCTTTCATTTCCTCCGCATTGTAATTGTCTGCAAGTCTCTTATGCATCTTATGTTGTGTGATTCCTAATTCATCAAAGGACAGTTCCTCATGCTCCCACACCGATGGTTCTTCGTGCTTGACCGGAAGTCCGATAATTGCTTTCACTGTGTCCAGTTTGATATATCCGTTTTCTTCATTGCTGATGTAAGCTTTGAGCGTTTCCATTCGTGCATCTGTTTTGCACAGCTCTTCAAATTTTGAAACGCTTACTTCAAGTGTTTTTTCTAACAACATTGCTTTCTCCTTTTTGAT